GTCTACGCTACGTTTGGCACAGCGGTAGCGGCAGGTTTCCACCTGACTGCTATTGGCGGAGATTACTGATGTTTACGGGGTTCGCATCCGAAAACACACCAGCAATACAGGTGTGGAATTTTTTTAGGACATTTGCGTCAGCATCGGCACCCAGATCGGTTTCGCTGCCAGATGACTGCGCCCCAATTCAAGTATTTAAAACCGGCGCAACGACAACGGCCATAGAAGTGTATCTTCCTGCAAGCGCCCCAGAAGGAAAACAGATCACAATTGTAAACTCGCGATTTGCTTCTAGTAATCAAAGTCTTTCCATTAGATCATCAGACGTAAACGGTGCTGGTACGGCTTCTGGTTTAACTACCCTTGGCCCCGGCGGGTATTTAGTCCTTACATATTCAAAAGATTTTATAAGTTTTGGAACTAGTACTGGACTCAGTGCTTCTGGTTGGATTTCGTTAAATTGCAGCAGCTCAACAGCCGCTAACTACGGCTCTATTACTATTGGCGAAGGCAATTCGGCATCAGGAACTCTATCGGCAGCAATTGGTGGAAATTCAAATACAGCATCTAGTACTTATAGCGGGGTTTTTGGTGGTCAATCTAATTCAGCATCTTCAACTTACAGCGTAGCTGTTGGCGGCGCATCTAATACTGCATCAAGCTCTTTCGCTGGCGTCTATGCTGGAAATGCAAATACAGCAAATAGTAGTTATTCCACTGTAGTTGGTGGTGGTTACGGCACGACAAGATCAATAACTGGAAACTTTGTCACGCCTGCAAGTGACACGCCTATTGCTTCATCAGCGGGGCGGCAGCAACTTGCAACATTGTTACTTGGTCGACAAACTACAGATGCGACTGCAACTGTATTAACAAGCAACGTATCTGCCGCATCTACAACCAACCAAGTCATCTTACCCAACAACAGTGCCTACACATTCCAAGGCACTTGCATCGCCAACGTAACTGGTGGCAGCACTACATCAGGCTGGAAATTTGAAGGCGTAATTAAGCGCGGCGCTAACGCTGCGTCGACTGCTCTTGTGGCCGCAGTTACGCCAACTGTTATTGCCCAAGATGTTGCCGCTGCTACTTGGGTTTTGGCAATTACTGCTGACACAACAAACGGCGGTATTGCTGTGACTGTCACCGGCGCAGCGGCGACCACAATCCGCTGGGTAGCAAAAATTGACACTACTGAGGTGACCTTCTAATGGCTCTGAAAATCTCCATCCAAAACAGTAACGTAGGCGTACCGTTTACGGAGGCTTACGCCCGTATCACCAACATTTTTGGCAACAAAGATCAGGTGCAGTACCAAGTCAGTGTCAGCGCCAATGCAGATGCCCGACAAGCAAACGCGCAGGAAGTGGCGTCACATGCCTTCTATTGCGCTACCCCGCAGGGCAACTTGATGGACGGCCTGTACGCTGATCTGAAGCTGCAAGCTGGTTTTGAGAATGCAGAAGACTGCTGATGGTCAAAGCACAAGCGCTAAAATTTGGGTTGAAAATACGCCAAAAACCGGCGAAAATTGACCTATGAGCGGCCCTTTTTTTGGCGGAAATTTTTTTGCTGGTGGCTTCTTTGCCGGCATTGTGCAAGCAACTGAGCAACTTTTGATCAAGTTGCGGTCATTCACTGAACGTAGGAGATTTTAATGGCGATCAACCTCAAAGCAATCACGTCAGTGATGGGCTACCAGCAGATCACAAGTCTTAGCTCGGCAACTCGACTGACAGTCCCTCAACGTGACTTAAACGGCCTGGTAGGCACGCCCCGCATTGCTATCATCACCCCTGAAACGCAAAATGTGCGCTGGCGCGATGACAACGTAGCCCCCACGGCTTCGGTTGGAATGCCGCTGGCCGCTGGCGTCACTTTGCAGTACGATGGTGACCTGTCTCAGATTCAGTTCATTGAGCAAACTGCTGGGGCCAAGCTCAACATTACCTATTACTCTTGACGAGGTCATCATGCAAATTTCCAATGACACCCCGGCGCTGAACTACGTTGAGTACTTCACCAAGCAGTTGCCTATTGACCTAGCTACGATGGCCGCGCTGCGTGACGAACTGGCCGTGCGCCAAGGCGCCTTGTCGGCTGCTCAAGACGCAATCAAAGACCGCGATGCGGCCAAACGCGAGCTAGAAGCCGCTAAGGCAGAAGCTGCAAGCATCAAAGTTGACGCAAAAGCTGACCGTGATGCGGCTGCACAGGCGCTGGCCGAAGCTCAAGCAAACGCCAGCAAACTGAACAACGACGCGCTGGCAACATCAAAAGACACTGCCGCCCGCGAAAAAACAGTGGCAACGCGTGAAAAACAAGTTGCAACGGCTGAAGCTGCGCTAACCAAAGACCAAGAACAACTGGCTCAGCAACAAGCCACGCTGGTTGCTGACCAAGCCGCACTTGAGGCTCGCGTCAAAGCGTTCCAAGACAAAGTAGCTGCAATCAGCATCTAAGGATTTAACATGGCAGTAAACCTTTCTCCAGTTGGCGGCGCTGCTGCTCAGTTTTTTGACAATAACGGCAACCCGTTAACTGGTGGCAAGATTTACACTTATGCCGCTGGCACAACAACTAATCAGGCCACATACACCAGCGCGGCAGGTACTACCGCCCACACCAACCCCATCGTTTTAGATGCGGCTGGCCGAGTATCCGGTGGTGAGATTTGGCTGACTGACGGCCTTGTTTACAAGTTTGTGCTCAAAACAAGCACTGAAGTGCTGATCGGCACATACGACAACATTGTGGGCATCAATGATGTCAATGCGTGTGATATTGAGTACACCCCTTCGTTTACCGGAGCCGTAGAAACTGCGGTGTGCGATAAGCTGGAGCAATACGTCAGCATTAAAGACTTCGGTGCTGTTGGCAATGGAGTTGCCAATGACACGAGTGCTATTCAAGCTGCGCTCAATAGCGGCGCAACGGATATTTATGTTCCTTCTGGTACATACAACTATTCAAGCCAATTGACCATTTCTTCTACATTGCGTTTGTACGGAGAAGGCACATTCAACGAAACAACACTACTCACTCAAGGCATATTGGTAGATAGTGCCGATGGTGTTCGCATTGAAGGCATCGCCTTTACTGGCCCTGAAACTCTTGCAGCATGGAATTCTGGCGGCAGCGCGTATCGCCAGTCATACAAGTCATTCATCAAGTTTGACAATTGCAAAAACGGCGTTGTTGACAATGTGATCAGCAGCGGAAAGCGCGGCACTGTATGGCTTCTTGACTGTCAAAAAATGACTGTTCAGGGAATCAGACATAACGGTTTCCTTGGTAATTTAACCTTTCCTCCGGTGGCCGATAGCAACTATTATGAAGTTGTGTTTGTGCAAGACGGATTAGAAAACCGTGTGTTAAATTGCCAAGGTTTCTCATGTGGCAACGTTGTACTGATTGGTCTTGACAGCTCGTACAACATTGTTTCTGAAATTTCAGGACGAGAAATTCAAGATGCCTTGATCTACAACAGCAGCGGTACTAATTCAACTTTTACAAATTCAACTGTAAATGTATGCACCAACGGATTGGTTATTCGTGGCTCTAGCCACACCGTGGCAAACAATGTGATTTTTGATTCCGACCAGCTTGGCATTTCACTGACTGGAAACGGATCAACACCAGACGGTTACAACGCAAACGGTTTTGGCACTGTCTGCACAGGAAACACCTTATCAAACACCAACGGTTACGCAATAGCAACCGTCGAACAAGATGGCTTGTATCCAAGAGATTTTATAATCTCCGACAACACCGTTGAGGCGCACGTAGGAACTGGCGGGTTTTCTCCGTTTCTGATAAATGGTGAGCGTGGCATGAAAGTGTCAAACAACACTGTTGTTGGCTCTACTTCGGCTAGTTACGCTTATGGAATTTTTGGGCAAACTGGTAATCGGGCGCTTGATTTCGACATCAGCGGAAACATTGCGACTGATTGTGTTGTTGGGTTTAGGTTTCAAAACGTAGATGATTCGCTTGTGTCAAACAATACGGTGTCAATCAACAGCAGTTTTGCTTTTGATTTCCGCTTGTGTGATGACAACTTCATTACTGGCAGCAGATCTTCTGGCGCAAATGGAATTCGACTAAGTAATTCCGCTGGCGAAGAATGCTTGAACAACGTATGCGTAAACAATGATGTTCCAAACCAGTCTGGTCAAGCTGCCAACGTCACTGCACTCCCGATTGAATATGAGACTGCAACTTGGACGCCAACTTATACCGCAACAAGTGCTGATTTCACATCAGTAACCTATGACGCAGAAACTCAAGGCTACTACACCAAAGTTGGTCAGCTTGTGACAATCAGCGGGTTCATCCGAACTGACGCAATTACTGTTGGCGGCGCTTCTGGCGATGTAATCATTGGCGGACTTCCTTTTGCAGTCAGCAACAATGGTACAGGCGTCCGCTCGGCGGTGTCGTTGACATTGTTAGAAAACTTTGCAGGTGATTACCCGTCATCGGGATTTTTGCAACGCAATGAAACAGTCATTCGGCTTCAATATCGGACTGCCGCAAACGGCGATGATATTCCTTTGGCTATTGCTGACTTGGGAACTGGTGCAGATGCTAACGGGTTCGCATTCAGCGCAACTTACATAACCGACCTTTAAGGTGATCACATGAGTCTTGAAAAACAAAAAACTGTTAAGCAATTTTCAGTTTCTACGTCTGGTGTTGTTTTTTATGTTGAAGAATCGTCTGTGCTAGACACAGAGACAAATCAAACAATTGGTTTGCCGTCAATAAACAGGTCAAGCGTCATTCCCGGTCAAAACTTAGCCAACTGCCCAGCACAAGTTGTTGCCTTTTGCAACAAAATTTGGACTCCAGAAGTGATTGCCGCATATCGCCAATCCATCAATCAAACACAGGAGGTCTAACATGGCTGACACAAAGATTTCCGCACTTACCCCAGCAACTACTCCGCTTGCCGGTACTGAGGTATTGCCCATTGTTCAAAGTGGTACGACTAAAAAAGTTGCTGTATCTGATTTAACAGCAGGTCGTGCAATAAGTGCAACACAGGTAACATTAACTACTGGCAGTTTAATTGTTGGTGCTGCTGGACAAGGCATCGACTTCAGCGCCACAACAAGTGGCTCTGGAACGATGACAAGCGAGTTGCTTTCAGACTATGAAGAAGGCACATTCACGCCAACAGTAATTCAGGGTTTTGACCCGGCAGTTACATACACGACGCAAGATGGCTGGTACACAAAAATCGGAAACATTGTGTTTTTCCGTTTGTACCTTTACATGGCCGCTGGTTTAACTCGCAATGTGGACATTGTTGCCATTGGCGGGTTGCCTTTTGCGCCTGCAAGCGGAAACCAAGGCGGTGCAGTCCTTAACTATTGCAGCGGGGTAGTTGTTGCTGGAACGGCTTTACCTGTGATAAACACTGGCTCCTCTGGACTATTTATGTTTAACACAGGAGGTTCAGGGTTTACGGGACTTACGTTGACAAGCGCACGTCCTGAGTTCACTGTCAGCGGTCACTACCGTGTTTCTTAAAGGAGAATGAAATGAGCGTTACACAAAAATCTGTTGTTGACATGATTGAAATTGTTGAAAGTGGTGCTGTTCAAGTAAGAACTGCAAACCGTATCCTCGATGAAAATGGCGCTGTATTGAGCAGTTCTTTTCACCGCCACGTTATTACTCCCGGCGATGATTACAGCGCCGAAGATGCCCGTGTACAAGCTATCTGTGCGGCAACGCACACTGTTGACGTTGTAGCCGCTTATCAAGCTGCCCAAACCAATGTTGCACAGCCAGAGTAATCTGCTGTAAGATAACCCAACCGTACCGGTGAGGTTCACCGGGAACTCACACGAGTTAAAAATGACTGATGAAGTCCAAGCCTTAGCGGAAGTTGACTCCGCGCAAGCACCCGAGGTGACGGCCACCACGGACAATGCACAAAATGCGCCGGTAGTAGCTGAAAATCAAGACGGTAGCACCCAAGAGGAAAAGAAGTACTCGCAGGCCGAGATCGACGCGATGATCAGCAAGCGCCTTGCCCGAGAGCAGCGCAAATGGGAACGTGAGCAGCAGGCCAAACTTGCCCAACCGCAAGCGCCAAGAGAAGTCCCGCCTATCGACCAGTTTGAGTCCCCTGATGCCTACGCGGAAGCGTTGGCTGTCAGAAAGGCTGAAGAACTGATCGCGCAGCGAGATTTCCAACGGCAGCAGGCTGAGATTAACGACGCTTACCACGACCGTGAGGAAGAGGCCAGGGCCAAGTACGACGACTTTGAACAAGTCGCCTACAACCCGCAGCTTCGAGTCACTGACGTGATGGCCGAGACAATCAAGGCGTCCGACATGGGGCCGGACCTAGCCTATTGGCTGGGAACCAACCCGAAGGAAGCTGATCGCATTTCCCGCTTGGCACCTCTTTTGCAGGCCCGAGAGATTGGGAAGATTGAGGCCAAACTTGGCTCCAATCCTCTTGTGAAACCGACTACGTCTGCGCCTACGCCTATTTCGCCTGTTACCGCACGCACCAGTGGAAGTCCGTCCTACGACACGACTGATCCTCGCTCGACGAAGACCATGACTGATTCGCAGTGGATTGAAGCTGAACGTGCCCGGCAGATGAAGAAGCTGCAAGCACAAATGAACCGCTAAAACTTTGAAAGGACCGCCGAAATGGCTAATAGCATTCTTACCATTGACATGATCACCCGGAAGGCTCTCGAAATCCTTGAGAACAACCTGGTGCTCACCCGTAACGTGAACCGTCAGTACGACGACAGCTTTGCTGTTGAAGGTGCCAAGATCGGTTCGACCCTGCGTATCCGTCTGCCTGACCGCGCTCTGGTCACCGACGGCGCCGCCCTGCAAGTGCAGGACGACAACGAGCAGTTCACCACCCTGACTGTGTCTTCGCAGAAGCACATCGGCGTGAACTTCACGTCTGCCGAACTGACCATGCAGTTGGACGACTTCGCAGAGCGTGTTCTGAAGCCTCGTATCAGCCAGTTGGCCTCGTCCATCGACGCTGACGTTGCTAACGCATTCAAGCAAATCGGCAACACCGTTGGCACCCCTGGTACCACGCCCGCCACCTCGCTGGTTCTGCTGCAAGCTCAGCAGAAGCTCAACGAGAACGCCGCTGTGATGTCGCCTCGCTACGCCACCGTCAACCCGGCTGCTAACGCTGGTTTGGTCGAAGGCATGAAAGGTCTGTTCAACCCCACCGACACCATCAGCAAGCAGTTCAAGAACGGCATGATGGGCATGGGCGTGTTGGGCTTCGACGAGATCAACATGTCTCAGTCGATCAAGCAGTTCACCACTGGTTCGCGTACCGCTACTGGCGGCACGACCTCTGCTGCTGTAACTGCTGAAGGTGCTACGACTATTGCCATCACCGGCGCTGGTGCAGCAGGCACCGTGAAGATCGGCGATGTGTTTACCGTGGCTGACTGCTTCGCTGTGAACCCACAAACCCGTGAGTCCACTGGTTCGCTGTTCCAGTTCGTCGCAGCCGCTGACGTGACCCTGAACGGCTCTGGCGCTGGCAACATCACCGTGGCCCCGATGTACTCGGCCAACCACGCGCTGGCTACCGTTGACGTTCTGCCGCAAACCGGCAAGGCCGTTGTGTTCGTGGGTGCTGCTTCCAGCCAGTACGCTCAGAACTTGGTGTACCACAAGGATGCGATCACCTTCGCCACCGCCGACCTGCTCCTGCCGCAAGGTGTGGACATGGCCGCTCGCGCCGTTCACAATGGCATCAGCCTGCGTGTGGTGCGCCAGTACGACATCAACAACGACCGTATGCCTTGCCGTATTGACGTTTTGTACGGCTTCAACACGATCCGCCCACAAATGGGCTGCCGTATCTGGGGCTAAATGAATGGGGGCTTTGGCCCCCCTTCTACACATTTATTTTGAAAGGATTTCATCATGGCTCTCCCTAATGGCGCAGGTGGTTATCAAGTCGGCGACGGTAACCTGACCGAGGCACAACTCACCGTACAAACTATCCCCGCAACCTTGACCGGCGACACTACGTTGACCGCTGCTCAAGTGGCTGTTGGTCTGGTTGTGTGCAACAAAGGCAGCGATGCCACGCTGACCGTGACGCTGCCCACCGCAGCGTTGCTCGATGCGGCTGTTCCCAGCGCAAAGGTTAACTCCGCTTTTGAGCTGACCATTTGCAACAACAACAACACCGGATCATCGTCTACCGTTCCTGTCACCACGGGCACTGGTATCACGATCTTCGGCTCGGTGACCGTCCCACGCTTCGGTGCCCACACCTACCGCTTCGTGCGTACTGGCGAAGCAGCTTACTCGGCGTTCTTGATATAAATAATGGGGGCTCCGGCCCCCATTTTTAAAGGAAACATCATGCCTAATACCAAGCCTGTAGGCGTCGCGTTTAGCGACCCTGAATTAACTTCTGGCACTACTGTAAGTGGTGCGGTAATTGATAACAGCACAATCGGTGCAACAACGCCATCAACTGTGGTTGGAACTACCGTTTACGCTACAACGGAAATTGGTTATACCGCTGCCGCCCAAGGTACGGTCACTCAGTTGACCAACAAAACGACAGCGGTCACGCTGGACAAGTCTGCTGGTCGCATCACAATGAACAACGCATCGTTGGCAACCGCCACCAATGCGACGTTCGTTTTGAACAACAGCACCATTAGCGCCAACGACGCGGTGATTTTGACCATCTCTGGCGGGCAAGCTACTGCTGGCTCATACAACGTATTTGCCAATGCTTTGTCTGCTGGTCAAGTCAGCATTACCTTACGCAACATTTCGGGCGGGTCGCTGTCCGAGGCTGTTGTCATCAACTTCGCAATTGTTCACTGCGCAAGCTGAAAGGAGTGGGGACTCCGGTCCCCACTTATGGCAATAATTTACCTCACACACCCCGTCCACGGCGCTAAGGTTGCGACAATGGACATGGAAGCCGATTTGGATGTTCAAAACGGCTGGTCGCGGTACAATTTCGAGACCGTTGAAGAAGTGGCTGAAGAAGTCAGCCCCGAGCCTGTAGCACGGCGTGGCCGTCGCAAAAAGGACGTTTTAACCGCAGAGGAATAACATGACGACCTACACCGCAGGCGAACAGATCAACCGGGCGTTGCGGCTGCTAGGCGTCTTAGCCGAGGGCGAAACGCCATCGGCCTCAGTGTCTCAGGACTCCCTGATGGCGCTCAATCAGATGATCGACTCGTGGAACACCGAGCGATTGGCTGTTTTTGCCACCATCGACCAGATTTGCAATTGGCCGGTCGACGCGATCAACGCAACCCTTGGCCCCAGCGGCTCGCTGGTGCGGCTCAACGGCACTGCTGTACGCCCGATTCTGGTGGACGACGCCACCTACTTCAAAGACCCTGGCACTGGCGTGTCGTACGGCATTAAGCTGATCAACCAGCAGCAGTACGACGGCATCGCGGTCAAGACAGTGACCTCAACTTTTCCGCAGGTAATGTTCGTCAACAACACCTACCCGGACTTTGACATTTACATCTACCCGCGCCCGACGCGGCTGCTGGAGTTTCACTTTATCAGCGTCCAGGAGCTGACGCAGCCGGCCAATCTGTCCACGGACATCCTGTTTCCGCCAGGCTACTTGCGGGCGTTCACGTACAACTTGGCCTGCGAGATCGCGCCTGAGTTTGGCGTTGAGCCCAGCCCCCAGGTGCAGCGCATTGCGATGTACAGCAAGCGCAACTTGAAGCGCATCAACAATCCGGACGATGTGATGTCGATGCCGTACTCGCTGATCGCCACGCGGCAGCGGTTCAACATTTACGCAGGCAATTTCTAGGAGCCATTATGACCACCATCGCCATTTCAGCACTGCCCGTTGCGACAGTCATCAACGCAGCAGACGTTATGCCCATTGTGCAAAGCGGCATCACTAAGCAACTTACCAAGACGTTGTTGTTTACCAGTCCGACTTTGGTGACTCCGATTCTTGGCACGCCAACTTCAGGAATTTTGACCAATTGCACGGGCCTGCCAATAGCAACTGGCGTATCTGGTTTGGCTGCGAACGTAGCAACTTTTTTGGCAACCCCATCAAGTGCGAATCTTGCGGCAGTCCTCACAGATGAAACCGGCACAGGGGCAAACGTTTTTGCAAACACCCCAACGCTGGTGACTCCAATTCTTGGGACACCAACATCTGGGGCGTTGACAAACTGTACTGGGTTGCCGCTAACCACTGGCGTGACAGGCGCTCTGCCAGTTGCCAATGGCGGTACAGGGGCATCAGCGGCAGTTCAGTCATTGAGTGGCCCAGGTGCGGTAAATATCACAAGTCTTGTCACTGCTTTTACTTCAACTGCAACTGGCAACGCATTGACTCTTGCTGATGGCGCACAGGGCCAACTGAAAACAATTATTTATGTTGCAGAGGCGGCTGGCGGCGACACTGGCGTTTTGACACCAACCAATCTTGGAAGTGCCACCACAATCACATTCAACGCCGTGGGTGATTCAGTAACCCTTCAGTTTGCCGGAACTGATTGGTGGGTTGTCGGCTTCCGAGGTGCGGTGGTGGCGTAATGAAGACGCCGATTTTGGGCAGCACCTATGTGGCTCGCAGCGTCAACGCTGCGGATGCCCGCATGGTCAACTTGTTTCCCGAGATCGTGCCCGAGGGCGGCAAAGAGCCGGCGTTCCTGAACCGCGCTCCGGGGCTAAACCTGCTCAACTCGATTGGCACCGGCCCGATTCGTGGCCTGTGGGCCTTCTCGCCGCAGGACGGCACCGGCTTTGTGGTGTCGGGCACGCAGCTCTACAAGATCAACAACAGCTACACGCCGACGCTCATCGGCACCGTGGCCGGCGCTGGCCCGGTCAGCTTGGCCGACAACGGCACGCAGCTCTTCATCGCGGCCAACGGCCCGAGTTACATCTACAACAACACGACCAACGCTTTCGGGCAAATCACCGACCCGGACTTCCCCGGCGCAGTAACCGTAAGTTACTTAGACGGCTACTTTGTCTTCAACGAGCCGAACAGCCAGAAGCTGTGGATCACGGCGCTGCTTGACGGCACGTCGATTGACCCGCTGGAGTTCGCCAGCACCGAAGGTTCGCCCGACGGATTGGTGGCTGTTATATCCAACTTCCGCGAGGTGTGGGCCTTTGGCACCAACTCGATTGAGGTTTGGTCTGACACGGGCGCAACGGACTTCCCGCTCCAGCGCATCCCCGGCGCGTTCAACGAGTTGGGCTGCGCTGCGCCCTACTCGATTGCCAAGATGGACAACGGCCTGTTCTGGCTCGGGCGTGACCGGCGCGGTCAGGGCATCGTCTACCGGGCCAACGGCTACGCCGGCCAGCGCATCAGCACCCATGCCGTTGAGTGGCAGATTCAGCAATACAGCGACTTGACGGACGCGGTTGCGTACACCTACCAGCAGGACGGTCACAGCTTCTATGTGCTGATCTTCCCCACGGCCAACACAACCTGGGTGTACGACGTTGCCACTCAAGCCTGGCACGAGCGGGCTGGCTGGAACAACGGCGAGTTCACCCGGCATCGCAGCAACTGCCAGATGGCGTTCAACAACAAAGTGGTCGTCGGCGACTACGAGAACGGCAACATCTACGCCTTTGATCTGGAAGACTACTCGGACAACGGCAGCATCCAGAAGTGGCTGCGGTCGTGGCGGGCGCTGCCCACCGGCCAAAACAACTTAAAGCGCACCGCGCAGCACAGCCTGCAACTCGACATTGAGTCGGGCGTTGGCTTGAACTTGTATCCCGCCTATGATGCGGAAGAGTTAACGGCTGAAAACGGCGACATCTTGATTGCCGAGTACGTGCAAAACGAAATTACTGCCGAAACGGGCGAAGTGCTGACTACCGAGGCAGGTAATGGTTTTGAGCCGCTGGTTGATGCAGCCGCCTACCCCGTGCCGTTTGTGCCGCCCATGATGTTGTCAACCACTGGTTACCCTGCTGCACCCGGCTACAGCCCCGAGGTTATGCTGCGCTGGTCAGACGATGGCGGTCACACATGGTCCAACGAGCACTGGGCGCAGATCGGCAAGATCGGCGAGTACTACCGCCGGGTGTTCTGGCGGCGCATGGGCATGACCCTGAAGCTGCGCGACCGCGTTTATGAGCTATCGGGCACCGACCCCGTGAAGATCAGCATCATGGGCGCAGAGTTGATTCTGAGTCCAACGAATGCTTAGCCCAACCACGCCAATCATTACGCCCCCACGGGTGCCGCTGGTTGACCCGCGCACGGGGCTGATCAGCCGGGCTTGGTACTTGTTTTTCCTGTCGCTCAACAACGCGACCACGGCGATCATTGACGACTCGGGCGTTACGTTCAGCGCCGAGTCAACGATCGCGTCTGTTGACGCTGCGCTTCAGGCAGTCAATCAAGAATTGCAGACGCTGCCGCCCGTACTTGACTTGAGCGATGAGTTGGTCAAGTTGATCGACGCAGCGACGTTGGCAGACTGCTGCTCGGCGTTGGTGTCGCAGGTTGCCGAGTTGCAAAAGCAAATTGATGCGGTCAACCTGTTGCCGCCGCCTATGCAGGGGACGGTTACGGCAGTCACGGCCACTTCGCCTGTTGTGTCCAGCGGTGGCACCACGCCCGAC